GTGCAGACCGGAAGGCCTGGGCTTCTGCGGACCCGCCCGCTGCCATGGGCGGTGTGGGCGGGCTGCCCACAGCTGCACGCACAGCATCCCGGGCCGCCGAGCCATTCAGCTCCGTGACCTCGGGCAGAGGCAACGCACCAGGCACGGGGCCACCGGCGCGAAGCCCGCGGAGGGCGCGGGCTGCATCTTCGACGATTGCCATGATTCTTCCTTCGATCTACGTTAGATGATTGTAGGGATCAGCCCCGACCCTGGTAGGTCCAGTTCTCGTTGCCGCTCTGGGCGAACGACGTGCTGGTGTTGGTGCTGTCCGAGGAATTGGCGCTGATCGAAGCCTGGACGTGCTGCGCGGCCATCGCACCACCAGCCAGCGTCGAGGCGATCTGCCCGGCGGCGGCGAGGGAACGCTGCTTGAGGCCGGCCTCCTCCAGGATCTTGGTGATGTTCACGCGGTACCGTTCGATCGCTGCACTCGTCATCACCGTGTTGGTCTGCAGCTGCAGCTCGGCCACGCGCACATCGGCTTCGTTGCGCGAGCGGGTCGCCTCGTTCTCCGTGCTCATGTACTGGATGTTCAGGCCAGCGACGCGGGCGTTCGCCTCGAAGGCACCCAGCTTGGCGGCGATCTCGGTCTTCGAGCGGTCCACCACCGCGACGAATCGTTGGGTGTCGTTGGTCAGCTTCTGGAGCGCAGCGTCCACGCTCTTGAACTGGATGTTGGCCTGCACGTCCGCTGCGCGCACGCGTTCGCCGAACACGCGGGCCTCGGCTTCGAGCACGCCCACCTTCGCCACCTCGCCGTCGACCTGGGTGCGGTAAGCGTCGAAGCGCAGCTTGTCCGCGCCGATGCGCTCGGCGTAGGCCTGCACGTCGGTACGGTAGGCCTCCAGCTGCGTGCGGATCACTTCGGTCTTCAGCTGCGCGCCCTGCATGTCGGCCTTGTAGATCTCCACCTGCGTGAGCAGCGCCTGGACCTTCGCGTTGAACGTCACCACGCGCTGCTGATTGATCTCGCCGACCAGCTTCTGGCCTTCGAGCTGCAGGCGGTACACATCCAGCTGCGCCAGTGCGGCGTCGGTCTTGATCTTGAAGACCTGGGCGCGCGTCGCGTACGCGCCGGCCAGCGTGTTGTAGAGGCTGATCTTCGCGTTGTAGAGCTGAATCTGGCTCTCGACCGTAAAGCGGGCGATCTCGAACGTGCGCTGCGCCGCGTTGTTGAAGATGTTCATGAGCAACTGCTCGACGGCGACGGACTGGCTCACGGCGAAGCGCAGGTTCTCCACCTCGATATCAGCCACTTTCGTCATCACCTCGCGTTGCAGCGCGTTGGCCTGCAGCCGCCCCTGCTCAGCGACGGCGTTGACCTGGGCCACGAGTGCGCCCGGCGGCATCGTGAAGCCCTTGTTCGCGAAGGTGTCGAAGGCCTCGGCGGTCGCCTTGCTAGCCGTCATGTCCTCGCGAGCTCGTGCGCGGTCGAACAGTTGCTGCTCGATCTCCGGCGCGAGGCCCATGCCGCCGGCCATCATGCGCTGGATGGTCTCCTGCACAACGTCCAGGCTCTCGGACTCGTAGCTCGGTTCGGTCCAGTTGATGTGGCCACTCGGCGCAGCCTCGGCGAACTCAGCCAGGGTGCCGTCGAACAGCGGCAGCACCGGCGCAGTGAATGTCGGGATGGACACGCTGTCGAGCGCCTCCATCACCGGCATGACCAGCGTCGGGCTCACCGGGATATCCACGGCGCTGTCGATCGCTGGACGGAGCGGCAGCCCGCCGGTGTCGATGGCCGGCGGGGCGGCCGGGATGTTCAGCTGCACGATGGACGGTGTCCACACCGGCAGATCGACTTCGATGTTCGTGTCGATCTGCGGCATGGCCGGCTCGGACGGCATCACCACGTTGAGGTCGCCCATCGTGCCGACGTTGAGCATCGACGGCGCCGGCCACGAGGGCATCGGTACGCGCGGCGGGATCGTCAGCGCGGGCACGGCGTCGGTCTGCGGCGCCTGCAGTGCCTGCAGCTGCGCCAGCACCGAGAGCGCCTGGTTCGTGAAGGTGTTCATCTGCGACTGCAGACTACCCATCACCTGGGTCACCGCCGACACGGCCGCGGCCGGGCCGGAACCTTGGGCGGGGCTCGACGGCCCCGTGTAGTTGCGCCATGACATGGTCAGACCCTCCGGTTGTTGGCGGCGACTTGCGCCGTGATCGTGTCGATCGTGAACTCGGCGCCGTCAGCGGCGGAGAACTCGAATTGGTAGTAGCGGGACTTCAGCCCCTTGCCCGGCGTCACCCTGCCCGCGCGCGGCGCGTCCGCAACACGCTTGGGCATCTGGTACGTGTAGGTCTCGGAGCCCTTGCCGCTGTAGGCGGTGACGCGCACATTCATCGTGCCCGAGCTGCTGTAGCCCACGACGATGTCGCTCAGGCCCTTGATCGCCGGCACGCCCAGCTCCAGGCGGCCAGTCAGCACGGAACCAGTGATCGCTGCCCCGTCGTCGGTGTCGCTGTTCATCACGAAGAGCCCGTCCTCACCGGCGCCGAGGATCAGCCCGCCGACGGCAGCAATGGACTGAACCGGTACGCCGGTCCAACGCGACATGGCCGTGCTCTCGGTGTTCATCACCCAGACGTCCATACGCGTGGGCAGCACGGCGAAGCTCGATGCATCGACGCGTTCGACGACTTCGACGTTCAGCGACGCGTCGCTGATCGCGTAGCTCGTTGCGTCGGCGGCGGCCAATGCCGTGACCTCCACGTGGCTCATGCCGACAACGAACGACACCGCCGCGGCGCCGCTCTCCACCGTGTCCGTGCGGAGGAGATTCGCCGTGACGAGGCTGGTGGCGTTGGCTTCGCTGACGAGCGTGGCTTCGTTGGCCTCGCCGAGCAGGGACTGGGCGTTGGCTGTCTCGACGACGCTCACGTTCACCGAGGCGCTGACCGACGGTGGTGTGGTGGCCGCAGCCGTGCTGAGCACCACGACGTCGCGCGACAGAACGACGCTCGACGTGGCGTTGCCGGTGCTGAGCGCGTCGCCACCTGGCGCCGCCTCGCTGTAGCTGCGCGCGTCGGCCGTTTCGCGGATCAGCTCCAGCCCGTTGAGCTGTGACGTCGCGGTCGAGGTAGCGTCAGCCGTCGTCGAGATCTCGAAGCTCTTGTCCGCGCTCACGAAGCTCAGCGCGTCGGCCGTGGCCGTGACGCTGAGCGTGATGCCTGGTGCGAGGAGCGAGATGCAGACGGCTGCTTGCAGCAGTACGTCAGTGAAGCCGAGCACCACTGACGACGACGCGTCGGCGTTTTCTGTGACGTCGCAAACGACGGTGGTCATAGCACCCCCAGGAAGTTGTAGCGGTAGCCGCTGTCATCGGACTTGTCGAGCAAGGCGCCCGAGATTTCGAGGTGGCCGTCAGGCCGGTTGTGGTACGCCTGGTGCGACGCACCCATGGTGCTGAAACGCGTGCTCATCGTCTGCACGTGCCCGAAGTCGGGGTCGGGGGAACGGACCACCCACGGATCGTCCTCGTCGTTCTGGTCCGGCAGCGTCAGCGTCGTCGCGCCACCGCACGAGATGTATAGCCGAGCCTTGACGAGCATTTTCTCGGGGTCGATCTTCACTGGGCTCGAACCGGCGATCGGCGTGGATGGTCCGATCGTGTTCGGCGCGACCTCGCACTCCTTGAGCCACTCCCCACGGTCGACGAGCGGACGACAGGCGTTCAGTGAGTAGGTGACGCTGTTGCCGTTCGAGTCGGTGTAGCTGTGCGACGTCATCACATCATCGACCGGCACCTTCTCGCGCGCCCTGCGGATGTACTGACTCCAGCAAGCCCCTTTGATTTCGTCGCCGCGGAAGAACCACGAGAACGTGTTGTACGCGTAGGGGTCCATCACCTGGACGTACTCCATGCTCTGGTGAGTGATCGTGGTCGGCTTGTTCTCGATCTCGGCCAGCGCGTAACCGTCGCGGAGTCCTTCTGCTGTGACAACGGCCGTGCGGGTGTACGCGCCGATCTGATTCTGGTAGTCGTGTCGGACCCTGAAGATGTGGTTGCGCCATTGCGAGTACCACTGCGGCGGATACAGGCGATTCGGGATCAACGAGAAGAAGTTCTGTAGGAACAGGAACGAGCCCTGCTTGAGCGTGCGGGTCCGCGAGCGCGGGTACCAGCTTCGCGAGTTGATCGCCTCGCTGTAGAACGTCGGGATCGCCGGGAAATAGGTGGTGTCGATTGTCTGCACCGTGCCGTTGAAGCGGCATGGGCCATCGTTCGTCTCGACCTCACGCGCCTTGGGCTCGCTGAACCAGTGGTACCGCACGGTGTGCAGCTGGTCTCCTAGGTAGGCGACGAACATCGGCGCGTCGAACTCCGAGACGGCCGATCCGCCGTCTGCTTCGTCCGGCTCTCCTGGGGAGATGTCGACGGATGATTCCGAGCCCCGGGTGAAGCCCACCGAAATGATGCCACCCGAGAGCGGCTCGTACACCTTGTATGGCGGCGGGTTGCGGCCGGACGGGTGGTAGAACCGAGCGGTCTCCTTGCGGTAGATACGGCCTGTCGCGTTGGCGATCGGCTCGTCCTGTTGTCGGTTCTCCTTGATCGCCCCGATGTGCATCTCCAGGCGGTACACGCGGCTACGGCGCATGCCGTCCGAGCCGAAGTACCAGGCGACGTTGTAGGCCTCGCTGCCGCGCGTGTTCGTCGTCCAGCCGTGCATCGTGCTGAAGCAGTGGAGCCGGTGAAACTCCTGCAGCGCCTCGCGCGAGAGCAGCTGCACGATGTTCCCGGCAGTCAGGGCGTCGGCGAGGTTCTTACCTGTTGGGAAGGCCTCCCCGGTAGGCAGGCCGTCGAACTCTTCGGCCGCCGCGGCGATGTCGGTGCGGTCACTGTCCTTCAACCCCTGGCTCTCCTCATAGATCGGCAGCGGCATGGCGATGACGCCATTCGTCATGCTGATCTCGACGAGCCAGAGCACGCCATCGTCGGCGGTGTGAAGGATGTGCGTGCGGTGCCAGCGGTAGTCGTAGCGCACCTTGACCTCGGCCTCGTCGTTGCTCTCGTCCGTCCCTTGGTCGGTTTCGGGCGCACCGGATGGCGCGACCTTGCCGTAGCCCAGCAGCACCTGCACCAGCTTGCGCATGCGGCCGGAATACATGGACGGCACGATGTGCTGGAACTGCGAGGTGTCGGGCGTCGCGCCGTCGACGACTTCGGACGACGCTGACACGGCCAAGCGCTCGGAGCTCTGCCAGGTCTGGGCCAGGTCGTAGAACTCGGCGGTTGAGGCAGCCGGCTTGTATTCCTTCAACACCTCGCGGACGACGTCCTCCCCGTTGATCACGGCCGTCTCTTGCTCGATTCGGGCGTCGAGCGTGGCGCCGCTCAGGAAGTCAGGCGGCAGGCGCGGCTTGCGCGGCGGGGGGTTCGAGACATCGGTCTCCGCATGGATGAAGATGACCTCCATGTCGTCGATCTTGAGCGTGTAGGCGTACGCACCCGCCGCCAGAAATAGCGAAAGGCCGGTCACGCCGGCCCCCGAGGTCGATGCTTGCACCCGCGTTTTGTGCAGCAGGTTCTGTGCTGCTGGCAAGTGCGTGTGCGCGGCGGCCTCGTCGCCCGAGTAGACGATGCGCACCGCCATGGAATCAGCTCGACGTGAGCACGATGCGATAGCCGCAGTTGAAGATGTCGCCGGCACTCAGGATGCGCGTGGTCCCGAAGCGGGTGGCCGACGGCAGGAAGCCGCCAGTGTCGCCCTTCGCGACCGCGCTGCTGAGTGCAGCGCCGTACACGTTCAGCTGGCTTGCCGTCGCGATCGTGAACGCAGCCTTGGCGGCGTTGTTGTTGATCTCGTTGGCAGCCGCGGTACCGGCGGTGAACGCCTGGCGCGTGCCTTCGGTGTAGCCCTCGACGCTGCTGACGATCTCCGAGGCTGTGGCGGGGTAACTGGCCGCGGTCCAGTTGGCGGCCGGCGTCACGTTGCCGCCGAACAGCGAGAGATACCAGGCCGAGATCTTGGCCGTCGCGCCGAACTCCACGCCCAGCATGTGCGTCAGGCCCTGGTCGGTCACGATGTTCGGGTCGGACTGCTCGTCCTCGCCATTCACGTCGTGCACGTAGAGGCCGCGAGCCTCGACTTTCGCGTCAGGGAAGTAGATGCCGCCCTCGGTGCGCTCGTACTTCTTGCCGCGCAGAGCTCGCAGGAACTCGTTTGCATGGCGGGCCATGTCTTTCGGGATCAGTCGCATGATCGAACTCCGATCTAAGTTAGATTTCAGGATCAACGGCTAGGCCCAGCCCGGCAGTCGCAGACGATTCTACGATAGAGAGGCTCTGCTTGATGCCCTGGCGGACCGTCGCTACGGCCAGGCCAGAGGAGCTGGCTGGCAGCGCGATCCGGTCGGCCTGCATGTCCAAAACCGAGCCGTCCGGCATGCCCACGACATACCCTGCCCGGCCCAACCACACGGCGACCGGCGCACCGGCCTTCTTGGCCAGGTCTGGCTCCAGGTGCGTTGCCGGCATGGTGGTGCTGGCCCAGGGCACGACGGGGGTGACGCTCACGAGCGCCTGGCTGAAGTCGGACGGCCCGCCACCGGCCAGGAAGTAGACCTGACCGGTGGCGATGCCCACGAACAGGCCGTGGCGGACCGGCTCGACCATGACAACGTCGGCATCGAATTGCACGAAGTCGGTCCGCGGGTCGGTCAGCGCGTAGCGGAACGGGCGCGAGAAGGTGAGGGTCCGGCCTCGGGCGACCACGATGCGCCCGTTGTGGGCCCGCACGGTGGCGCCGGCGGGCATCGGCCGCAGGAACTGGTTGTCGGCCGCCTTGCCGGGCTGGTAGCTGCCCAGGATGACGCTGCCGGCACCGGCTGCAAGCTCAGCCGCCTGGTACAGCACATCGCCGTTGAGCGGGGTCAGGTAGACCCGCAGGCCCAAACCGGCGACAGGCTGTGTGCCCAGCGCCAGGCCGCCTGCTGCAGGCAGTTCGATGTCCGTCATTTCGGACAGGCCCGACTCCTCGCCGCTCTGGGCGACGTAGCTCACCGCGGCGCTGTAGCGGCCGGCCGGCAGCACGCCGACGGCTGTCCGTGCCAGGGCTGGGGCAGGTGGCACTGGCAGGCCGAGCAGCATCGCGGTCGTGCGGGTGATCGACCCCAGCTGGTGGCCGTTCGTGAAGAACACCGCGCCGCCATGCTCGAAGTAGCTCATCCGCTCGCTACGGGTCAGCCCCTGCAGCACGATGGCCGAGAGCGGTTCGCCGTCCTGCACAATGACCCGCCGCAGTTTGTCGTCCTGCGCAACGAGGCCGAAGGAGCCATCGGCCGAACCCCAAAGACTGTGCGTGCCGGGCAGACTCAGCGCAGGCGCAAAGCCCGCACGTGAGCGGACGCCGCCGGCCACATCGAAGTCGACATTGACGCCATCGCGTACCGCTCCTCGCGGCAGCGAGGTGATGTCCGAGAGCATGTCGATGCCGCGAACGAAGTTGCCGATGTTGGTTGGTTTCAGCATGCGCATGCTCCTACTCTTGCGCGCCCGAAGACGCTGGTGTCGCCGAGGCCTGCGTAGGCCCCGTTCTGGGTGAGGAAGGCCGTGGGCAGGCCGTACTGGGTGGCGTCGAACCCGGCGGCCTGGATGGTCGATCGCGTGTAGACGAACCCCTCGGCAGCAGCGTAGAACGGCGGCGGGGCAATGCCAGCAGGCTTCAGCTCGCGAACGCGGAACCAGACCGTCTGGGCGCCGACGATAGCCATGCTCGAGCCCACCGCTGCAACGGTTCGCGGCGAGTGGCTGACCCAGGTCTGCTCCGGCATGCGCGCGGAGTAGTGTCCGGCTGGCTCGATGGTCCGGTTGAACAGCTCGACGCGCGGAGCACCCCAGCCGTTAGGCGGGATGCTCGGCGGTTCGATGATCGGTCGGAAGCCGGTGACCACTGGCGTGCCATAGGCAGCCGTGTCGTAGTTCCCCTCGATGGTTTCGAACTCGGTGTCTCGCCCCCAGTACGGGGCGATGGTGAGGTTGCCGCCGATCACGACGATGGTGGTCTGGTCGGTCATCGAGTCCCACCCGTGGGCGGCGATGTTCTGGATGAAGTGCACGACGCGCGGCGAAGGCACCTGGGTCGGTTCGGTGGGGGCCGTCGGGTCATACCCGTGCGCGAAGATCGTACGCAGGCTCAGGGTCACTGTCGCGAACGCGCTCGGCGTCGATGTCGAGGGGAACCGATAGATCGGGTTCAGCTCGTCGCCGTATTGGTTCTCTGAGATGCGCAGTGTGTACGGCGAGATGAAAGGCACCCCCACCTGCGCCTCACTCTCCAGGCCGGGCGGCGCCAAGAACTGAGAACCGGACACGTTGGCCATGCCGAAGCGCGACGCATCGTCGAGCATGAACGACTCGGGCCGGATGGCGTTGTCGCGCAGCGTTGGTTCACCGAAGAAGCCAGCGTCGAAGCCGGCAGGCCGCAGGCGCGGCGGCAGTAGTACCGGGAGACCGAAAGCAGAGACGTCGAAGCCGGAAGGCCGGAGGGTCCGTTCCGCCGGGGGCGGCGTTGGCGGGTCGGGGTCGGTCACCGCGTGCAGGCCCAGCTTCATGCTGTGCCAGCCATACACGCTGATCGAGCGGTTCCGGTGAGAGGCGTCGTGACCGCCGAAGCTCGTGAACAACGAGCCAGCGGCCAGCACGTCACGCACGCGGAACCAGACCGTGGGGCGCCCGTAGTCACCCGTGCCCGCCGTCGCGCCGCTGATCACTCGCGCGCCGTTGCGCACGTCGGTCGCACCGGTGATGAACGAGTCGAGCCCCGCCGGCTGCAGTGCACGGTTCTGCAGCTGCACCCCCGGCGTGCCGGCGAGCGACGAGCTGAAGCCCGGCGGCGTGATCTGCTGGTTCAGGTTGAGCAGCGACGGCGTACCCAACGCGAGCTGCGTGAAACCGGAGGCGAGCAGGAATCGCTGGTTCAGGACCGCGGTAGGCGTACCGAACGCCAACGAGTCGAAGCCCGACGGCGCGGGTTGCAGCTGTACCGTGACTGCACCCATGCCGCCGGCATCAAAGCCGGCGGGGTAGACGAAGGTCGTCGTGCCGCTCGCCGAGTCGGCGAACACCAGGTTCGCGGCGTCACCTGCCGGCGGCGTATAGGCGCCGCTGAAGATCAGATCTGCGGCATCGCCGGCCGGCGGGGTGTATGGCACGGTCGCCTCAGCTGTTCATGAACGGCCCCGAAGGCGGCGTGAAACCAGCGGTGTAGCGCGCCAGGCCCTTCGTGATGCGGAGGTTGTCCATCTTGCCGGCGTAAGCCTCATCGGTCGATTGGTTGGACCCGATGAAGGCCGTCGTTTCGGTCAGATTGTTGCCCGCGCTGGTGAACGTAGCGCTCTTGTCCAGTACGCCGCCGACGAACAGGCGCCACACGCCCGCTTCGCGCGTGACAGCGACGTGCGTATAGGCTCCGCTTGTCGGTAGCGTCAGGTCGCCCTGCAGCACGTCCACATAGGCCGAGCCGGTGTGGACCGAACAGTTGACGCACGGCGGGTTCGTGGTGTTGCGCCGGTTGATGTAGAGAGCCCCGGCGACGGCGTTGGCGCCGATCTGGATGTAGCGCGCCCAGGTCTGCGATGAGGTGGTCGGCGCGAGGGAGAGCTCGACGGTGAAGTCGCCCGTACCCAGCGCCAGGTCTGCGTGGCTGCCGCTCACGCGGTCGCCCGTCCCTTCGAAGATCCCGGCGGCCGTACCGAACTGCGGCCCAGTCGTCGTGAGCTGCGCGCCGTTGACCGCCGACATGGTGATCGCGCGCGAAGATGAATCCACGAACGTCGTCGACCCGTTCGTGCCGTCCATGCTCAGCTGCATCACGACCAGCGCGAAGGCTGGGTCACCCACCGTCGGGGCACCGATCTTCACCGCGTTTAAGAGCTGCGGCTGCACCGAGCGCGTCACGATGACTGGCTTCGGCGTCATCCGGTCCAGGGCCGCGATGTTGTACTGCGTGCCACCGTCAGGGTCGAGGGTGATCAGCGTGTAGTTCGCCACATCGGCGCTGTCGAGGTGCTTGAACGTGTAGATGCCGCTCGCGTCGGCGAATACCTGCGTGATGAGCTGGCCGGTCGGCCGGTAGTAGAGCCGCACCAGTGCACGGCTCACGACGCCGACGCTCTCCTCAGTGACCGAGCCAGTGAGCACGCCGTCGTTCAACGCGATGACGGCCGGCGTCACGTAGAACTTGACGGGGACTACATGGTTCCGTTGACCGGCGGCCCGCGCGATTGCGCCGAGGTCAGCCATCAGGTGCTCCAGGTGTCGGAGGTCTCGAACACGAAGGCGCCGGAGGCACCGCGGTAGTAGACAAACGACCGGCCTTCCAGGTCGGTGCCGGTCGCGCCGCTGAAAGTGTCCAGGGTGTTGAGCGCCGACGCGGCATGGTGGCTGCACCAGAGGCCAGGCAGCCGGGCACGGCGCCCGCCTGTCTCGCCGAGGAACAGCTGCGACATCTCGATGCCGCCAGAGATGGGCGCGGGGTAGGCAAGGTTGCCCGCGCCTAGCACGAGGAGGCCAGCCATACCGGCATGGTCAGCGTACTTGCTGACTGCGATGCTCGTGCCCGTCTCGGTGTAGGCGCGCATCAAGTAGTGGCCCGCGACGGTCGTGCTGTAGCTGCCGGAGAGCACGCTGAGCTGATTCGTCGACGCCGCAGCAGTGTCACAGCCCAGCGCAGTACAGAACGCATCACCAGCCTTAAGCGAGCGTGCGTCACCGAAGACGTAGACGTAGGTGCTCGTGCTCCAGGTGCTCGGGGTTGTCCCATTAGCACCGACGACCAGGTAGAACAGCTTGCCGTCCGAGTAGAACGCCCACGGTCGCGCAGTGGCGTCGGCGGTGGCCGACTTCATCCAGTACCCGCCGCCGCTGACCAGCGCGTCCGTAGGCGTGGGGTTCACTCCGGTGGGGGTGCTGAGGTCGGAGATCGACTCGTAGGCCCTCACCCGGGCGTAGTTCGCAGCGCCGCTGCCGGCGTCGCTAACACGGAGCGAGAAGCCGTTCGAGCCGGCCGGCTGGGTGTATGCCGTGACGTTGCCCGCGGTGGCCTTCGTCCACCCGAGTACCGTCTCCAGGCAGTAAGCCAGGACCGTGTTCAACGACCCCGCGACGCCGGTCAGGCTGGGCGCGCCCGGCGACTGATTCGACAGCGCGGTGATCGTCATGGGGGCTTACAGGCGGAAGATCTTGTTCACGCCCGTGTCCCACGTGACGATGATGTCGCCGCCGTTCGGGGTGATGGGCAGGCCGGTCGCGGTGTCGATGAGAGCGATCAGCGGCGAATCGGCGTTGTTCGTCACGAACTTGAATAGCACGATCGCTTCCAGGGATGCCCCGCTCACCGACGTGAACGTCACGTTGGCCGCAGCTGCTGCGCCGCCCGCCGTGCTCTTGCCCGTCAGGGTCACCGGCGCGATGCCGGTGTAGGCCGAGGGCGATACGTCGGCGAAGTACTCGTTGGACGCGAGGTTCGGCGTCCAGGCAGCGAGGTCGACGAGTACCGCCTTGATGGTGTCGGTGTTCCAGTTGATGGAACCTTCGAGGAAGCGCTGGCGCGCCTTGTCAAACAGCGAGTTGCTCATGGTCGTCCTTTCGACTGCGGTGTCATTCTATGTTCGATCTACTTTAGACCTTAGATCAAAAGGCGAACCGCGCTGCCCCCAAGGCTGAAGCAGCGCGGCTCTTCGGAGGTTGGGAAACGAGGTGATGCGAACCCCGTACAGCGACTCGTACCTCCGCTAACCGAACTACCTGTCGCCGATTCGGCGATCCTCTATGTCGAGGATCTTGTTCAGTTGGTCGCTGAGCTTGGCGTGCTCGCCGCGACAGATGGCGAGGGCATCCCCGACATCTCGATCAGTGGCAAAGGCACCGGCCGCACTCGCAGGTTCGCCGGCAGCGGCGGGCACATCTGCTGGGGCGCCGTTGAGCAGGCGCACAGCGCCAGCAGACAGGCACTCGCGACCAGTCGTGAGGCCGTACACCTTGCGGCGCTTGTCAGCTTGGAGGGCAGCGAGTTTGTCGCGTGTGTTGGCATGTTCGACTCCATCTTCGTCAGCCTTCTTTGCCGCGATGCGCGCAGCTTCCTGCAGGTCCTTCAGTTCGAGGGCCTCGCGACCCTGCTGCCACTCGGCGCCGAGCCACAGGCCCAGGACCAGGGCTGCGGCGCTGGCTCCGGCAGCGATCCCCAGCACGCTAGACATAGGTGATCTCCACAGGCTCGCCGCGGGCCTGCGCAGCCTTGATCTTCTGGAAGACGCGGGCGAAAGCGATCTGGCTCTTGCCGATGGACTTCGAGAGGCGCACGTCGCCGACGAGCAGGCAGCCTTCTGTGTTGTCGGCCGTGTTCCCTGGGTGGATGCGGATACCTTCGAACCCGGGGACGTTCTGCACCAGCGGGAGGTCGCGCTTGAAGCGCGGGCTGAAGGTGATCAGCACTTTGTACGTGCCGGCCGGGATAGCGGTCTCCCCGTGCACCTTGGGGCCGGCTCGCACCGGATCTTCCAGCGTCCAACACTCGAACTGATCGTCGATCAACAGCTGGCCGATGGTGACGTCCACGTCTTTCTGGACGCGGTCTACATTGAGTTTCATGGCGAGCTTTCGTTGAGCGGCATTGCGGAGCTGTCAGGTGGGCCGGAGTGCCAACGCCGCACGCCCATCAGGATGTAGCCGAAGACCGCCGACGCGAAGAGCACGTCGGCAATGCCCGGGTACTCGCCGAACAGTGGCCCCTGGAACGCACAGGCACCGCTCGTCACCATCATGGCCACGTACTTCAGGCGATCCAATTTGCGGATGCGCTTCGAGCTTGCGTTGAGCCGGCAGAAGCTGGCCCAGACAACGCTCATACACGCGATGAAGTTCAGGACGATCAACAGGTCGTACTTCATATCGGGCCTCATGCAGAGCGGCGGGGCAGTCGCGCGAGGAGCCACAAGCACGTCGCCTTCCAGTCATCGCCGATCAGGCCGATAGCGAAGGCAACCAGTGCGAAGGACCACTCCACGCCGGGCACGGCGTAGACCTTGTTCAGCATCGCCGCGACGCTGGACGTGAGGACGCAGGCGGTCAGGTTCACGCGCAGGAAGAACCAGACTGCTGAGAGCTTGCTAGAGGGCTCCCTCCGGCCGAGGCTCCAGGCCGCGCCCGTGCCGGACGCCAGGATGATCACTGCGTAGGGGCCGAGGACCGTGCTGAGCGTCGGGCTCAGCGTTGCGGCGAAGAGCGTGATCATCACGCTGACGGGGTCGAGGTTCGTCTGCATCTCAGACCTCTTTGATGACCAGCAGGAAGTCGGCTTCCTTGACCAGGCCGGCGGCCGTCGTCATGCGGACAGTGACTTTGTACTTTTCGCCGTGCGTGCCGGCGGACAGGATCAGCTTCACGACGGCGTTGACCATCGTGTCGGCCACGAGCGTGACGCCCGGCTCAGTGACGACCTCGTAACTGGCCGCGGTGTCCGAGCGGCCCTGGAGCCAAGTGCGGAAGTCGACGTCGTAGTCGAGCACCTCGCCTGGCTGCTTGGTGAATTTGGTGGTGGCCATGGCTGTCCGTTCGACCTATGGGTTAGGCACAAGAACCACACGGTCCTGCGCGAGTACGGTCATCGTTCGGGACTCCGCTGGCACGACGAGGCGCCGCGGTGAAGCCCCTACTTGGATCTGCACGCTTCGGCCGACGCCAAGAGCGGTAGACGTGCCGGCGGACAGGCCGGCGCCTTGTGAGCCAGCCGCGGT